AAATCATCCTCTATGTTCCCTACAGAATACTCAGTGACACGAGTTTCAAAGAAGTTCTTACACTTTTCCAAGTCAATGATTTCACTCATCCAAGGAAACGGGTTTTTTGAATCTTTGTAAGGAGAATCAATACCCAAATTCGTAAATCGTCTATTAGCAATGAATGACATATACTCTATAAACATTTCTGAATTCAATCCTAGGATTCCGTTGGGCAAAACATCCTTTGCGTATTGTATTTCAAGCTCGATGGCTTTATTAATATGCTTTATTGTTTCAGCCTCAAAAGCTTTGGTCCATATCTTTGGATTATCTTCTCTAATCTTATTAATTAAAGTAGTGCCAAACTTGATATGCAAGCTCTCATCCCTCAGTGTATACTGAATTTGTTCCCCTATTCCCGGCAGTTTATTTTGTCTATTAAAAGATAATAACATAGCAAAACCTGAATAGAAGAATATTCCTTCGCAGATAACGTAGTAAGTTATCATGTTCCTTAAAAATTCTCTTTTACCCTCCAGTGTATTTATATTAAAGTCTGGCCTGTTGATATCGGTTGATATTCCCATCAGGAAATCGTCTTTTGATTTTATGCTTGGTACAGACATATGGGCTTGATAGACCTCATCTATATCTAGATTCAAAGAGTCGCAGCAATAAACAACAGTCAGGTTATGGAGGCTCTCTTCGTACGCCTGTCTAAGGATGTATTGTCTGCATTCAGCATCGGTTACAAATTTGAATATAGACAGCAGAAGATTGTTGGCTACCAAAGACTCGCTACCAGCAAAGAATCCTAGACATCTTTTGACTACAAGCTTTTCATTTTCAGACAGCGTTCCATTTTTCCATTGCTCAATATCTTTAGCCATAGAGACCTCTGTTGGCATCCAGTTATTCGCTGCGCCGTCAATGAACAAATCCCAAGCCCATTTATTTACATGTGGTAGGATTTGGTTTACAACTGCTACTTTGTCTGAAATTATTTCTTTACTTTTTTTCATTTCCTAATCTTTCAATAATCTTTTGGATGTATTAGATTGTCTTGTCTCAATAAATCTCATTGGCAACTCTCGCAATCTGGGTCATCTATAGCGCAGGCCTTGATGCCATCTAGAGAGTCTTCTACTTTCTCTTCTCCGACAGTCTCATCTACAGTAGATTTTTCCACTCTAGTTGCAGACTTGCTTCTTAGATAGTAAGTTGTCTTTAACCCTTGTTCCCAACAGTTTGTATAGATATCATTCAGATACTTAAGACTAGTACCCTTGTTATATAAATTAAAAGACTGGCCCATGTCAATCCACATCTGGCGTGATGCAGCCGCCGATATTAAGCTATCTGCGTTTACATCAAAAGCAGTTTTAAACCTCTGCTGTATGTCTTCTGGCAGGTCTATAGCCATAACATCTCCATCCGCAGCTTTCAATGCGTCAATCAGTTGTTGACACCAGATTCCCTTCTTTTTTGCTGCTTCTACAAAATGTTCGTTTATCATTGTAAACTCACCGCTTAATGTTGAGTATACAAAAAGAACAGAGTAGTCAGGCTCTATTGATTGAGAACAGCCTTGTATGTAAGAAATTGTAGCTGTTGGAGCAATCGCCATTACATTTGAATTTCTCATTCCGTGCCCTGCTATATGCTCCCTCACCTTACTCCATTCAAGAGTCTCGAAGTCTTCTGGTTTATATGACTTGGCTTTATCTCTAGAGTTCATAAGTCTGCAATATGTATCTATTGGCAAATTGTTATAACTCCACTCTGAGTGCATGTAGCTTTCATAATGACCTCTTTCCTTTGCTAACTTGGATGAGGTTAATATTGCATAGTAGGAAATAAACTCTTGAATTTTGCCACACAGGTCAATTGCTTCCTGTGAATCATAAGTAATCCCGAGCTTATGCAGCATACCGTGCGTGCCCATAATACCCAAACCAACAGGTCTATGTCTTAGGTTAGAATTCCTAGCTTCTTTAGTTGGGTAAAAGTTTATATCAATGACATTATCTAAACCTCTAACTGCTACCTCAACAGTCTCTTGCAGCTTCTTCCAATCTAAAGTTCTAACCTTAACGTGATTCTCAAGATTTACACTGGCTAGATTGCATACAGCCGTCTCACCAACCTCAACGACCTCTCCATCTTGATATTCAGTTGCTTTTGTATGAAGTAGTATTTCTGTACAAAGGTTTGAGGAATGTACAACCCCTTCATGCTTGTTGCTATATCTTATATTTGACGGGTCTTTGAATGTAATCCAAGGGTGGCCGGTTTCATACAAAGACTTAAGCATTTTTTTCCAGAGTTCCTTGGCTGAGACTACTCTAAAGTTTTTGACCTTGCCTTCGTCTGCGGCTTTCTTCGCCTTCCTGTATTCTCTGCTAAATTCATCTCCGTATTTTTCGTGTAGCTCAGGGAACTCAGAGGGGTCGAACAGATACCAGTCAGAGTCTTTCTGTGCTGCTTTAATGAACTCATCACACACCCACAAAGCTGTATTCATATCGTGGCATCTTCTTCTATCATCTCCAGTGTTCTTTCTTAAATCTAAAAAATCTTCAACGTCTATATGCCAAGGCTCTAGATAAGAACAGCCAGCTCCTTTTCTTTTGCCCCCTTGATTGACGCCAACCAAGGTGTCATTGAATATCTTTAACCAAGGAATTAGACCAGATGATTGGCCGTTTGTGCCTTTGATGTATGAGCCTGTAGACCTAATGGCGGTCCAGTCAACACCTAAACCTCCTGCGTACTTAGAAAGTCTTGCTTGGTTGTGGATAGTTCCAAAGATACCATCTATTGAATCGTGAACTGTGCTTAAATAGCACGACGACAACTGCGAGTGCCGCGTGCCACTATTAAACAGAGTTGGTGTTGAAGGGGAATACCTAAAGGTTGACATCATGTTATAGAACTCGATAGCCTTTTCCTCTTTATTCTCTTCTTGCAAAGAGAGTCCCATAGCTACTCTCATATAGAACGCTTGAGGAGTTTCCATTCTGCGTCCCTCTATATGGATGAAGTATCTATCATATAAAGTCTGGATTCCAAGGTACTTGAAATTCTTATCTCTCTCTATGTCTAGGCTTTCACTAAGAAGCTCTAGGTCGTAATCGAGCATCCTTTCATCCAAAAGACCTTCTTTAACAAGAGTCTTTACATTTTTTATGAAGCTGGTTTTGCATAGTTCATGGGCTAAGTTTGAATCCACAGTCTGACCAAATGCTTCTTTGTACAGATTATTGAGGAGCATCCTAGCGGCTACGTAAGAGTAGTTAGGTTCTTTCTCAATCTTTGACCGAGCAGACATAATCAGAGCTGTATCTATTTCTGCTGTAGTTATTTTATTGTAAAGCTGAAGGCTGGCATCAAGGACTACTTCACTTGCAGATACCTCAGAGAGGTCTTGGCACGCTCTTTCCACGCATTTATTAATCTTATCAAGATTTATTTCTTCTAGTCGCCCGTTTCGTTTCTTAACCTTGATGTCCGTCATTGCTCTTATATTCCTTACAGAAAAAGACCCTACTCCACTAGGAAGAAGGGTCGTAATTTTTTTAGCGACACGTTTTGTTTACAAAAGATAAGGCTTGGTTAAAGGATTTTTCAGCTACAGAAGGCTGCAATTTTTTATTTTTTAAAACCATACTAATGTAATTTATAATTGCTGAGAATGTGTCGCTTTAGCTTAAACAAATTTTTTTGCGCTTCTTTATGTCCCAGCTATCATCTAATACACCGTGCAAAAGTTACTAGATGAAAGATAAAAAAAAGTGCGCTAGCATGGTATTCTATCACACTAACGCACTGTGGCAAAGTTGAATTATTTACTTAGCTGGTACAAGCAGCGCAGCCACAATTGCTATCATCAGCAAGGCACTCAGGGCCACATCCCTCTTCTGTACATTCAGTGGCTACAGCATCGCCGTTACCAGTATATTTGGCGATGATTTCTTTGCCCTTGTCGGATGTGACAAATAGTGCAGCGGCTACAATTGCTAGTATAATAAATAATTTTGTTTTAGGTTTCTTTTTATCAGTCATTTTAGACTCCTCTTGATTTATAAAGGGCTTGTATCCTAGATATGTCTTCGCTTTGAGGCTTAATTATAGACGGGTTATATCTAGGGTACATTAAAGAATCTTTGTTGTTGGAATGTGTTAATCCCAGAGAGTGTCCTATCTCATGAGCAGCGACTGCCTGAAGAATAGGACCTTCTTTACCTGAGCCATGAGCTACCCAGTCCTCGTAAACATCTGTCCATATCAATACACTGCCGGAATAATCTTCTTCAGGAAATTGGGCTCTAGCTAATGTGCCAGCCTTCTCACCAAAGCCGTGCTTCTTATCTGCATTGCATGATATTATAATATTTGCGCTATGAAATTCCCGAGTCCTTGAGAAATTCAAATCGCAAACATCAGACCAGCTCTCAAAAGCAGCACTCCATTCGGAGGACCATTCTTCAAAGGACATATCTTCTTTGTCCCATTTAAGAATATAATAAGAGAGGTCTTTAATAGCCCAGTTGCCTTTTGTGCCTTCCATGCAACACTCCGTAGCTTTTGGGCTTTGTAAAAAGGGTAAAGAAATTAAAAAAGTTGCCACGCCACTTACAAAGAAATAGCGTCTGTTCATTTTGCTAACTTATCAAAAGTATTAGTTTGTACTAATCCTTACGCAGCAAATCCAAAAAATCCTTTTACTTTCTCCAAGATTGGCCCAACTCCACCCATGCCTCCGCTTGATACAACGAAGTATATGACAAGACCTAAGCCCAACAGAAACACCAACCATTTTCTTTTGGTTGCAACAGCTAGAGCTTTTTCTTTCAAAGCCTGAATTTTTTCAATTCTATAGCTTCTTCTATCTGAAGTTTTCTCTTTCTTGCTATCAACTTTTTCCTGCTTTTCAGCTTCTCTATCCTCTTTGTTCTTTTTGTTTTTAAACAAAGGCATATTTACACCTTCTAGTCTGTAGTGATTGAATCAGACGAGCGTAGAGACTCACCTACAATCCAAGATGCACCAACTACAACAAGGTTGGTTACCATCTCGGGAGAAAGTCCTAGCCCGAGAGCATCCGAAACAGCAATTACAACACCTGCGATTGCTACCCAAAATCTTCGTGACTTCACTAAGTTTTTAAGCTTTTCCATTTTTCATTTTCCTTTAAAAAAATATAAAGCTGGCGGGCTTTCGCCCGCTCAGCCGAAACTAAATTAAGAAGTGGTGCCGTGCTTGGCTTTGTAAACCATATTAGCATCGTCATCACTGTTAGTTGGTTTTCCAAGTCTACCATGGTGAATGGTGATAGAACCACCACTTTGGTCTGGACGACCCATAGTGCTTTTAGCAGCGTGGTCATCATCAGCAGCAGCAGCGCTGTTATCAGACAAGTCCCACATTCCAGATGTACTGGTTGAAGGAGCTGATTCCCACTGATTTCGCTGTCCAGCAATACCAAATTCATTCCATAAGCCATCTCTGATAGCTTCTGCTGTATGCACAGTTCTAACCTGAGTTACACTGGCAACATTTCTTCTTTGGCCAAAG